AGCAGTGAATACGATTGAGCAGCACTTGAGAGATCGCGCAGAGCGTTATAGTTATTGCACCAAAGCAGTTGAACAAGCCAAAATGCCTGCTTTTGAAGCAGAGACAGAAGAGAGTATTCGCGAAAGAGAGCAGCATTTAAAAGATTTGCGTGAAAGAATGCAATATTGCGATCAAGCTCACGCGCCACTTTCTAAGAAAAAGACTGAGCAAGGGGCTTTATCAGCAGACGATCTTTTTAAGTCGTTGTTAGAGCAATTTGAAAATCCGAAAGTCAGACTTACTAAGCGTAAAGCTTAGCTGCCTTGGCATTATTGCAAAACAAAAAGGAGGAAAATGATGTTAAGAATGTTAATGAGAGCGCTGCTAAGACAGATGACGATACCACCGCTGTTTCATCATAGCGTTTATTGCGCGAGTGATGCTACTGACGCGATAGAGCATGACGAGCTGTCGATAGAGCCTGTTTGGTGCCCACCAGTACCTGCAAGCACGGCGCGTAGCGTAAGCCATGAAGTGCCTTTGATTGCCGATCCATTGGGTATTGTGTTTAGCGCAGCCCTCAAGCGCGTACCAACGCCCCAGCCTTCTAATATGCAGCCGCATCCCACGTATGTTTGCGATGTTGACGAAGTGCTAGACGAAAACGCTAATTATGTCGGCATGTTTTACAAAGGGTGATTTATGTTGGCATTTCTAAAAGATTTTGCGTATCACATGATGACACTTATTCCGAAGGCGCTTTTTGAATTAGCGCTTTTAGGGGTGTTTGTTGTGTTAACAGCTTTGCGTTATGCGCATCAGCAATTAGATAAGAATGCGCAGCCCGCTCTCGTAAGAGCGTTGCCACTAGCGCCGGTTCTATGTCCTATGCGAGACAGGGCCATTTCGGGTGCTAGCGACAGATCGTTTAACAGCGATGCTGCTGAAGAGCTTTTTGCCAGCCACCGCCATAAATGGCGGTAGCAGCCACTTAGAACGGTAGCCCTACGGTAGCTACCTAGAACGGTAGCTCATCAACTAAATCGGTTTCTTTTTTGCCGCGCAGCGGCCCTACACTGTTGTCATTTTGTGCAGCATTATAGAAGTTTGTTGTCTGTGTTATAGCTGCATGTGCAGATAATTCTTCTCTTTGCACACGCGGTATAACAGTAGCATGACTTGCGACGATGACGGTGCTTGTGCGTTCATTACCGTCTTTGTCATTGTATTTTTGATATTCGATTTCGCCGACGATTAGCACTTTATCGCCTTTTCTGGCATGCTCAACGCAAGAGGCCTGTTCGTTAAAGCAAACGACTTTGTGCCATTGCGTTTTCAGTTCTTCTTTGATTTTCTTTGTTGTAGCCACAGATAAATGCGCAATTCTGAAATTGCTTTGTGTGTTTTTGAGTTCAACATCTCTGCCTAAATTTCCACATAATGTGATTTGATTGATACTGCGCATGATAAGTCCTTGTTATTGATTAGTATTGTTACGTAAAAGCATAGCTTTTTTATAGCGTTGCATTTGTAGAAATTCATTTTTTCTTTCGAAAGTTTTTGTTCTGCAAAACACGTTTGCTCGTTTCAGTAGATCGTGTTGATTGTAGATCACTTTATTGCCCGCTCTTTTTCCTGTGTCTCTGATGAGAGTGATGAATGAAGGACCGAAAAGTTTTTCTGCGACTTTTTGTGTGACTTCTTCAAAGCCGTGTAGAGCAAGAAAGCGATCTAAAACTTCATCATAAGTCATTTCATGAGCATTTACTTGCCAGTTACGTTTTGCGTAGACTTCTTCTTTGCAGACGTAGGCGTCAGGTCTGTCGCGTGTTTTTACGACTGTGTTATTCGTGATGCTTTTGTAGTTTTGAGCAATATGCTCTTTGTTGTTATCTAACAGAGTGCGACAAAAATAGTAATATTGCATGAGTTATTAAGAGAAGACCACACTTTTTCAAGCATAGCGCTTCTCTTAAAAGGATGACATTTTAGTTACAGAGCTAGCCTAGGGATAAAACCAAGGTCTAGGCGCATCAGAAACATCACATTCTTCTTTGATGTGTTGTATCTCTCTTCTCAGTAAAATGTTCTCGTCTTTTAATTCAGCAATCTCATCGCGCATTGTTAAAATGCTATACATGAAAAAAAAACTAAGAATGATTGTGCATAAAGATTCAAAAGCTTTTTGATAATCACTCATAAGATATCCTTGTTTTTACGTTTATACTAAAGCGTTATCGCTTACTATGTTTATATAATAGCATAGTTATTTTGATAATGCAATGCTTTTATTTATACATATAGAGTAAAGTAACTATGAAATGAAATAATAGTAGTGATTTGCTATGCTCTTAAAAGTTCTATCAAAAAGTATGAAACGATGAGACAAAAAGAAAGACAAAGTGATGAGTATGATAAGCGCTATAGTCTTGAGTTTGTTGAGAAAGTGTTGCTACGCATGAGCGCAACAAACTTTGGATTGAAAGAAGCTTGTGAGTTTTATAATGCTGAGTTTATTGATTTTAAGTTGTTTCTCGTAGAGAACAATGATGCGTCCAAGCTATATTTCAATTTCAAGAAAAAACAAGTACTTAGCATGCAAGAGTACATCGAAGAACAAGCTAGAGATGTTGAAAGCTACTTAGATAGCAATGGAACAAGACGTGTAGATGCTGGAATGATAGGCCTTGCGAATTTACGCGTCAAGACTTATCAGTGGATGCTTGAGCGCTTGAAGCCAAAGTTCTTTGATATCAAGTACATAGAAGAACAAAGAGTTGAAGAGCTCTCTGACTCTATTAAAGACTATTATAAATCTTTAAAAGAGAAATATGAAAGCGAGTATTAGTTTTTATAAGTGCACACTAAAAGAGCATCTGTTGAGACATTTTCTCTTTTGATTCTACAGCTTTTTGTTTTGCAGCAAGAGCGCTGATACTTTGCGAGAAAGCGTCTAAACAGATGATTGTATCGCTTTTGTTTCTTACATAATGTTCTTCAAGCATATCAAGAATATCTAAGTGACAAACATCAACATAATAACAAGCAACAACAGCATAGCTCTTTGTGCAGTCATCGAGCGCTTTGTCAATAAAGTCTTTGAAATGCGTTGCTCTTGATTCTGTTCTTTTTTGCAAATCGACTCGTCTGTAAACTTGCTTCTCATAATAGAACATCTCATAATCTTTTCGCATTGTGTTTAAAATATGCGTTGCTTTCGCATATAAACTCACTGTTGTTAAACATAATTTTGCTGTCATTGATTCACACTTACTACACTTTTAATGTTATTATCAGCGCTTTTGTTTAAAGCAGCAAAACTTAGTTAAACATAATAATGAAACATTAGTTATAGTAAAAGAATATATCTATCGTTTTCATTTATGCATACTATTTCAGAAAAAGAAGAAATTGCGCTAGTGCTGAAAGGCTCTCTTCTTAAGTTCACATCGTTCTTCTATAAGTTATTGACCGGGCGAGACTTTATTGTATCTACACCTGTTGGCAGAGAGTCACATCATTTAACGATTGCTAAAGCATTGACGAAAGCAGCGCGATTAGAGCTTGAGAATCATAGACTTATTATTAATACGCCGCCGGGTAGCGGGAAGTCGACTCTGATGACGATGTTTGTAGCATGGACTTTGGCGCAATATCCGGACTCTAAATACATCTACGTGTCTTATTCAAAGACGCTTGCAGACAAAATGACTGAGCAGATTAAGCGTATCATGTCGCTTCGAGAATATGCAGAAATCTTTGATGTGCATATTAGAAAAGATTCGAAAGCAAAAGATTACTTTCAGACAGAAAATGGGGGTGCTGTTGCAAGCGCTGGGAGCTCGGGAACAATTACAGGATTAGATGCAGGTCTTGCAGGATTAGATCGCTTTTCAGGAGCTCTGATACTCGATGATTTGCATAAAGTCGATGAAGCGCACTCGACAAATCTTAGAGAAGGTGTCATTGAAAACTTCTCGCAAACACTTGTACAGCGTCTTAGGGGCAAGAATGTTCCCATCATCTTGATCGGACAAAGAGTGCATGAATCTGATATATCTCAATATGTTATCGACTGTAAAGACGGTTACAACTGGACAAAAGTTATTATTAAAGCCATCGATGAAGCGAATAATATTATCTATCCGGAGGTCTACTCGCGTGAAATGCTAGAAAAGCGCAAAGCCACAGATGCTTATGTGTTCTCTTCGCAGTATCAGCAAGAGCCTGTTCCTGCGGGCGGCGCGCTTTATAAGCCCGATTGGTTTGTCTTACTTGATGAAGAGCCTTCGATGCTTTGCACGTTTGTTGTTGCAGATACAGCAGAAACATCAAAGACTTACAACGATGCGACAGCGATATCATTTTTTGGTGTTTACAAGTTAGAAGATGGCTCTTATGCATTGCACTGCATTGATGCTTTAGAAGTGCATGTTGAGCCAAGGGAACTAAAAGAGCTCTTCTTAGACTTTTGGAATCATTGTATGCGTTATGCGACAAAGCCGAAGTTTGCAGCGATTGAGAAGAAATCGACGGGGGTGAGTTTGATTAGTGCAATACAAGAGATAAGAGGGATTCGTCTGATTGATATTGCAAGAAGCGCAGCTTCTGGCTCTAAGACAAAACGCTTTCTTGATGCACAGCCATTCATTGCTGAGCGTAGAATATCGTTTAGTCGTTATGCTAAGCATACAAGCAAGTGTATAGAGCATATGATTAAGATTACAGCGAATGATTCTCATGCAAAAGATGATCTGGCAGACACATTTGCAGATGCGATTCGCATGACTTTTATTGATAAAACTGTGATTAACAACACAGCAGAAGAAACAGACTATAATGAACTGAGCAAAGATTTGATGAGCAATTCGTTTCATATCGCAGCTCTGCGAGCGAAAGCTTATAACAATCGCTAAAATAAAAAAAGCATTTTATTAATAGGAGCTGACATGATTAGTGTTGCAAAGCGTCATCAAGACAAGCTTTCTCTCATTCAAGAAAGAATTCGCGACTATCATGAATATTTTCACGATAACTATCGACGTTACGATACATTTCGTAAGTTCGTTTTTGAATCGTCTTTAACAGACTCAGAAATACAGCTATTAGCAAGCATGGGCAGGCCTCAGCTTGAATTCAACGTGCTCGAAGCTTATATTTCTCGTCTTCTCGGAGAATTCTCTAAGCAAGAGCCAGACATTCTCGTGCATTCTTATGACGAAACAGCAGACCCAGACTTAGTCACATTCTTGTCACAGCATTTAAAAGCAGTCTTCTCAGACAATGACAATGCGCATTTACGCTATGAGATTTACAAAGACCTGCTTTCCGGCGGTTTTTCAGCAATGAAAGTCTATACAGAGTATGAACATGCGATGAGCATGAATCAGACAATCAAGTTAGAGCGCTGTGAGCCAACGCTGTGCGGCTTTGATAAGCTTGCTAAGCTCTCACACAAAGGCGACGGCGACTTCTGTTTTCAGCTCTTTCCCATGTCTGTCAAAGACTTTAAGAGAGAATATCCGGATTTAGATATCTCTAAGTGCGACTTTTCTCCTCGCCTCGAGGGTTTTTCTTGGTCTTATATTTCAGGCAAAGAGAAGATTGTGCTTGTCGCGGATTACTATGAGAAGCGCAAGAAAGAAGAATGGATTGTGAATGTCAAAGGCATGGGTGTCATGCTGAAGAAGAAGTATGACAAGATTGTTGCCGAATGGGATAGAATTGAACTGCCGCCGCCGATTTTAGGCAAGCCTAGAAAAACTTTTCTTGAGAGAATCGATCGCTTCAGACTCATTCAAGACAGAGTCATTGAACATGAAGAGACCGATTATGACATGCTTCCGATTATCTTCGTCGATGGACACTCTTTACTACTAAAGTCGCATAACGGCTCAAATATTCAGCAGATGACGAGACCCTATGTCTATCACGCTCAGGGCGCGCAAAGGCTTAAAAACTATGCGGGTATCTCTTTAGCGAATGAAATCGAGAATACGATACAGCACAAATTTATGGTCGCTAAAGAAGCACTGCCAAAAGAAGAAGACCTTCTTAATGCTTATAAGAACGTTCAGCAGCAATCTGTGCTTGTCTATAACTCGATTTATGAGAAAGACCCGGACAAGCCTATTCCTAACCCGATTCGTGAAGTGCAGCGCATTCCAGCGCCCCCAGAGATTACCCAGGCTTTCATGGGCTCTGATTCTTTAGTGCAGAATATTTTGGGCTCTTATGATGCGGCTCTTGGCATTAACGATAATCAGCTGTCTGGCGTGGCTATTGTTGAAGCTGCAAGCCAATCCAATGCGACAGCTATGCCTTACATTGTGGGTTGTTTACAAGGCTTTCAAAGAGCCGCTGAAGTCTATGTGTCTTTAGTGCCCAAGTATTTTGTGACTCCACGAAGTCTTCCTATTATTGACGAAGATGGGCAAAGAGCCTGGATTAAAGTGAATCAAGAAGGTGGCTTAGACCTAGGGTACGATCATCACGACTTAAAGATTTCTCTGACAGCCGGCGCTTCTTTCCAGGTGCAAAAGTCTCGAACAATCAATATGATGAAAGAGGTCATGGGCATGTCGCCATTGTTTGCTCAGTTTATGTCCGAGAAAGGCTTGCCGTTTATTTTAGACAACATGGAAGGCAAGGGTATCGAAGAGCTGAAGAAGCTGACAAAAGAATGGACAGAAGAGCTCGAGCAGCAGCGGGCTCAAGCGGCGCAGCAGGTTTCGCCGGAACAGCAGCGTAATGAGATCGAAGCGGCTAAACTAGAGCATGAGAAACAGAAGACACAACAAGACTTTACGATAGAGGTTGCTAAACTCAATCAAGATAATGAAGAGTTAAGAGCAAGAATGGCTTTGAGCAAGCAGCAGGCCGAGATACAAATGATGAAGACGCTGTCAGAAACAGTTCGGTCGAATAAAGACTTGACTCTTAAGGCAGCGGACATGAGTCAAAGACATCGACATAATTTAGCAAAATTAATGAATGAGGCCATGAAAGGAGTTTGATATGAAGAAGATATCTTATTATGAGTTAACATCAGTTCCGACTTCTGAGCTGATGAAGAGAAACAAGATGAGCACTGGAGAGTTTGAGAGAGCTGTAAAGGATCATGTTCAAAGAGCACCAAGGTCCGAGAGAGAACAATTCTACAGCCAAGTTTATAGAAAGGATAAATAATCATGCCACTTTCAAGAGGTAAATCCGAAAAGACGATATCTAAGAATATCAAAGAGTTAAGAGAGTCTGGTCGTCCTGAGAAGCAAGCTGTAGCGATAGCAATGCGCGAAGCGGGCAAGTCTAAAGCGAAACATAGTGACGAAAAAGAGGACAAAAAGCTAGTAAAGGCTATGGTTAAAAAGAGTGCATTAAAGAAATAGAGGTTTTTATGGTATTTGATAAAGCGAGAGAAATATTCATGACATCTTTGCAAGCGATGTTTGACCTTGGGCCAGACTTTACTGATAAGATATTGATAGGTCGTTTAAGAAGTTTTGCTAAAGAACTTAATGATTTAGCAGACAAAGAAGAAGCAAAATTAAAGGTGTAATAACATGGCAAAAATTTATCAATTTCCCCTCCCTGTTCCAGCGACTGTTGGGGTCTTACCTGCAGCCAAGTATGCTTTATTTGGAGATGACCTGGCAGTTGTTACAGCTGCAGGATATCTTAATCAAGCTGACAACAATGCCAATCCTGTGGGTAATGGTGACGTTATCAATGCTTATTATAATTACGATCCTAGTTCACAGCTGGGTGATTTCGCTATTTTCACAGTAGCTGTCGATGGCGAAGGTATTATCACTTTAACAGAGTGGATTGTAGACAACGCTATCGTCAAAGCGAGCGCGACAGAAGCGAGCAACGCGGTCACGGCTAATGGACAAGCCGGAGTGATTACAACGAGTTCCATGAGCATTTCTTCCGCGGGGACTTATGCGATTACTTGGACGAACAGTTATATTGCAGCTGATAGCACAGTGCTCATTAGTCTTTCTGGTGGCACAACACCTTACTTATTGAATGTCGCTTGTGTTGTATCTGCAGGCTCGGCAGCTATTACGCTTTACAATGGCACTGGCAGTAGTTATTCAGGCAGTGTGAAGATTTCTTATTATGTTCTTTAACTAACTGACTTGTGCCGCGCATGAGAAAGGCTATAGTAAAAGTAACACGGTGATGACCTCCTCGTGTTGTTGAACTATGACTTCCGACACTACAGTTCTATGAAAAGGCTCGCTATGACTCGCGGGCCTTTTTTTATTGTATTTGCACTTTTTTCAAGCATTTGCTACATTCAAAGTGTCGACATTGCAGACCCATGGCTTGTTGGGGTTTTAAGCGTAACGGCGTTAATAGTTCGCTACCAGTGCGTTATTTGGGTGTTACCGTGGTGGGGTTATAACTAGAAGGAATGAAAGATATGGAAAACATGGATACAGCTATGCAGCCACAGGCTACAGAGCAGAAGCAAGAAAGACTATTTAATCAAGCAGAGCTTAATGAGATTGTAGGTCGAGTGCGTCGTGAGACCGCTGAGCGTTATACGCAGCAGCAGGCATCGAACATGGGGCATGGGATGATGTTAGATCCGGAGCAAGTTAAGAAATTAGCAAGCGAAGAAATTGCTCGTCAAAGAGAAGAGTGGATCAGGCAGCAAGAAGATGCTCAAATGCAATCAGAAGTTCAGCGTATTGTTGGAAATTTTCAATCGAAGATTGCAGATGTAAGAACGAAGTATGAAGATTTCGATCGCGTTGCTCAAGATTTAGATATGTCCGCTTATCCGTCAGTTGTGCAAATGTTAGCAGAAAACGTAGACAATGCTGCTGATGTTCTTTATGAATTAGCGAATAATCGTAGTAAGTTAGCGCTTTTAGAGCAGGCTTATCGTTTGCGTCCAAAAGATGCGATTTACGATATGAACAAATTATCGCGTTCTATTAAAGACAAGCAGGAGGCGGCTACTGTTAAGCAAGCCAATGCACCCTTATCACAACAAAAACCTTCTTTGGGCATGAGTCCGACAGCGACTGATATGCGTTCATTGAAGAACAAGTACAGGGCCTAGGACTTAATTTATTGTTTTAAATTAGGAACATAAAATGGCTATTTATCCAAGTAATACCCTGCAACAGGTCCAGACTTACCAACGTTCTGGCTTGGCGCTTTTGCAAAACTTATGCTGTCACATTGCTACAGCGAACACACGCTTTAAGAACTTTGACAAGATTAGTGCAAACCTAGGTTCAACAGTGACTTTTGACTTGCCACCTCGTTTTACAACAAGTGCCGGTCTTGTAGCATCTTGGCAGTCTGCAAATCAGCGCGTTCAGTCTTTGGTTTGCGATCAGTCTAACAACACATCTTTCTCAGTCACATCTCAAGAGCGAATCTTTAACTTAGAGAAAGGCGAAGAAGATTACATGAGGGTGTTTGGTAAGTCTGCTATTGCTGAATTGGCTACACGAGTCGAAGGTAACGTTGCTAAGAACTGGGATTCTTCTGTTGTTAGCCAGTTAACGGGCGCTATGAATACTAACTCAGGACCTTATCGTTTTTATGGTAATGGTTCTACAGCACTTTCTTCTTATCAACAATTAGCTAGCATGCTTATGTATTTTAAGAACTATGGCGCTGTTGCTGATGGGATTACAGTCCGTCTTCCTGATACTGTTGTGCCTTCCATCGTTGGTAGCGGTTTAAACCAATTCGTTCCACGTCGTAACGATGAGATTGCTAATAGCTGGGAAATTGGTTCTTTTGGAACACCATTAGTCGATTATTATCAGTCTAACTTAATGCCGCTTCACACTTCCGGTAACACTGGTGTTGACCAAGATACTTTAACTGTTGTTTCCGTCAACGACCCGACAGGTCAAAACGTGACTCAAATCACAGTCAGTGGTGCGACTGCAAGTGATGCGGATGCTGTTTATTCTGGCGATTTATTTCAGTTCCAAGATAGCGTTAGCAGCCAGACCAACTTGCGTTATTTGACATTTATCGGTCACTTCCCAAGTGCTAACCCTGTCCAGTTCCGTGTAACAGCTGATGCGGCTTCTGATTCTTCAGGAAACGTTGTATTGAATATTTTCCCTGCTCTGAACTGGGCTGGCGGACAAAATCAAAACTTAAACGCTCCTATTGCAGCAGGTATGCAAATCAAGGGGCTTCTATCCCATAGAGCAGGCGGTGTTTGCGGTGGAGATGCTTTATTCTTAGCTATGCCAAGATTGCCAGAACAAGATCCGTACATGACAGCGAATGAATATGATGAGGAAACGGGTGTTTCTATGCGTCTGACTTACGGTAGTGTCTTTGGACAAAACCAAAGCGGTATGATCTACGATGAAACCCATGGAAGCATACTCGTTCCTGAGTATTCCATGAGAATTATTGTGCCTTTATCACAAGGATAAAGAACCATAGAAAAGCGTAGGTCTATCATAAATAAATAGGCCTGCGTCTATCAACGCTTCAAATTAAGGATTAAAAATGGCTACTATTCAAAACTCCCCCGTTTATTCGCTGCCTTTTCTTTACATCAGCGGATTAGACTTATCTGTTGCAAGCACTAAAATCATTGCTATCGCACCAGGTCAAGCTCGTGATTCCAACGATGTTATTGATATGCCAGTCAGTTTTTCTGATTTGCAAGGCCAAGTCGTTCCTGCTGTTCAATATCTGAACTATCAACAGCCTTTGCTTGTGAATGCAGAATCTTCTGGTGCTAATGGTCTCGATCAAGGCTCACTAGCTGCTTCCACTCAATACGCTATCTATTTGATTGGCGATTCCCGTGGATACAAGCCAGTGGCTGGTCTCATGTCTCTATCCAGCAATGCTTATCCTTTATTGCCTTCAGGATATGATTCTTATCGTCTCTTGGGATTTGCTTCCACTAACAGTTCATCGAACTTTGTGTTCTCAACAAACCCAGTGCAAATGATGAAGAATGCTTCTTCTTACTATCTATCAGGCGCTTCAGCCGCTCTGTCTGGTGGAACTTCTACGTCTTTTGCAGAAGTCGATCTGAACAGTTATGTACCTCTTGCAAGCTTGCCAAACGTTATTGTGCAATTGCTTGTAACTTACATTCCTGCTTCTGCTGGTTCCTATGTGCAGTTCCGTCCTGCTGATAGCAGTGCTACAACAGGCCTTGTAACGATTTCTGCACAATCCGCTGGCGTTGCTCAGACTCAGTATGTGCAAGTGATTGCTGGCCCTAATGGAAGCTCCCACACAGCTCTCGACTATAAAGTAAGCTCATCTTCTGATAGCTTGTCTTTCTCTGTCGTTGGCTATGCAGCAGCTCCTTTAGCAGCTTATCCTTCTTAATAAAAAAGGGTGCCTTTTACAGGGCACCCTCTTCTATACGTTGACAGCGTGTCATA